CGAGCTTGCCTGCGACCTCGCAGACGGAAAGAAAAAGGACGACACCTTTTTACCTATCCTCTACGAAATCGACAGCCGCGACGAGTGGACTAACCCGCAAATGTGGATTAAAGCTAACCCAGGGCTCGGAGCTATCAAACAATATAAAACCCTTGCCGCTTTTGTCGAGAGGGCTAAAAACAACCCCGCCGACCTACCAGGCGTACTATGCAAGGATTTTAACTACCGCGAGAACGATAATAGCGTATGGCTCTCTTACGACCAAATTAAAAACGACGCTGTTTTTGATATGTCGGAGGTTTACAACACCTACGCTATAGGCGGCTGCGACCTATCGGCTACTACCGACTTAACGGCGGCAACGCTGCTAATACGCAAGCCTGCCGACAATACGGTATATGTTTTGCAGCATTATTTCCTACCGCAAGCCCGAGTCGAGCACCTCGAGGAAAAGAATACAAACGAGGCTCCCTACCGCCTATGGGCGGAGCGGGGCTTGCTTACAATTTGCGACGGCAACCGCGTAAACTTTTCCGAGGTAACACAATGGTTTTGTCAAATGCGCGACGAGCACAAAATAGACGCTTTCAAAGTTGGCTATGACCGAGCGTTAGCGGGCTATTGGGTGGAGGAAATGAAAAGCAACGGCTTTACTATGGAGCCCGTGGCGCAGGGTCCTTTTACTTGGAGCCAACCTATGCGAGAAATGGGAGCGGCTTTCGCGGACAAGATAGTAAACTACAACAAAAACCCGATTTTAATTTGGTGCCTATCCAATACGGCAGTAAAGAAAAGCGGAGTTAATAATATTCAACCCGTCAAGATAACCGACAAACGCCGCATTGACGGGGCGGTATCGCTGCTTAATGCTTGGGTTATCTATGTAAAATATTACGACGACTTTATGTACAATGTGGGGTGAAAAAAATGAAAGAAAGACGAGGACTTTACGAGCTTATCTTTGGCAAAGAGCCTCCGCGCGAGCAGAGTTTTACCGAGTTTAGGCTCCTCAATTCCTATCAAACGAATTTTGTACCGTTTTCGGGCAATGCCTGGGAGGTAAACACCGTCCGCGCTGCTATTCACTCTTTTGCCCGCAGAGCGGCAAGGGTGCAGCCGCGACATATCCGAAAAGGCGACGGAAAATTGCAAGATGTGGAGGGCAGCAACCTTAACTACATTTTGCAGTACCAACCTAACCCGCTTACAACGGCGTACAAATTTTACTACCGCCTGGCGGCGCAGTACAAGCTCTATAATAACGCTTTTATTTTTCCCGTGTGGAACGAATACACGGGCAAGCTCGAGGCTATGTACAATATCAACGCCCAGGAAATAAAGCTGCTTGAGCACCAGGGAGAGCTATACTTAAAATTCCGTTTTTACGGCGGGAAAACCTATACTTTCCCGTACACGGATATTATACATATCGGCTCTATGTTTGCCGATAACGAGCTTTTCGGCAGCAGTAATAACGCGCTTTTACCCGTTTTGAAAACGGCGGACACCTTTAACCAATCTATGGGTAAGTTTGCCGAGCTTGTGGCGGTTGTACGCGGTATTTTGAAAGTTGCAGCCTCTACCAAAAACGAGGACTTGAAAAGCCGCCGCGACGACTTTATAAGAGATAACCTCAAAATGGAGAACAACGGCGCGGGCGTTATCGTTACCGACAACAAGTACGAGTATACGCCTATCCAGGACAAGCAAACGCCACTCCCGCAGGGACAGCTCCAATATATCAAGACCGAAATTTACGACTACCTCGGCACTAACGAGGCTATCGTACAAAACAAGGCTACTCCCGACCAGGAGGACGACTTTTACGACGGCGAAATCAAGCCGTTTTATATGCAGCTTGAGCAGGCTTTTACAAATTGTTTCTTTACCCGCAAAGAGCGCGGCTTTGGTAACGAAATTGTCGCAGAGGGAAACAAGCTCCAATATGCGAAACTCTCCGACAAGCTCGCAGCGGTTAAGTACCTCTCCGAAATTGGCGGCTTAATGCTCGACCAGGCATTAGTAACGCTCGGTTTTCCGCCTATCGGCGGCGAGGAGGGCAAACGCCGCGTACAGACGCTCAATATGGTTAATGCTGCAAAGGCAGACGAGTACCAATTAGGCGACAAGGGAAAGAAAAAAACACCGCCCGCAGGCACCGAGGACGACGAGGACGACCTCGAGGACGGTACCGCACCCGCTGCGGAACCTAAAAAGGGCGAGAACGACGGAGAGGAGGACGAGTAAATATGCCTTATAAGCCAAACGAGAGGGAGTATAGAGCGTTAGCTCCGTTTACTACTCCCGACGACGACAGCAGCGACGAGCTCGTGCTGCGCGGTACCCCTATTGTGTTTGATACGCCTACCGTTATTTGCGAATTTGACGGAGTACAGTACAAAGAGGTTATCGCCCGCGGTGCTCTCGACGGCTGCGATATGTCGGATTTTATCTTTAATCGCAACCACGGGCAGAACGACTCTACCGTGTACGCCCGCACTCGTAACAAATCCCTTGATTATTCCATTACGGATAAAGGGCTCGACATTGCGGCACACCTCGACAGCGAGGACGAGCGGCACCGCAATTTACACCGTGATGTTATGAAACGCCGCGTTGATAAAATGAGTTTTTCGTTTATTGTGAGGGAGCACTCTTACGACAGAGAAACCCACACAAGAACGATAACTAAAATAAAAAAGCTGTTTGATGTTTCGGCGGTGGATTTTCCCGCATACAACGAAACAAGCATTACAACGGCAAGAGGCTTTTTCTCGGAGGAGCACGAGAAAGAGTTTAAGGCGTTGGAGGAACGCGCACGCCGTCAAAAGCTGATAGCTTTAACCTACTGCTAACCCCTAAAAAATCAAAACGACAAGGAGAAAAGAACTATGTTTATTAAGCGTATGAAAGAAATCAACGACCGCAAGGCGGAACTCCGCGCAATGCTCCAGGGTACAGACGAGGTAAACCTCGACGAAATCGAAAAGGAGTTGCGCGACCTCGATACCGAGTTTAAGGAACTCGAAAAGAGAAAGGCAACCATTGACGGTATCAATATGGGAACTATCCCCGCTACCGAAATTCCTAACCCCGTTGCAGCTCGCGCAGATGTTGCAAGCGACAGCGAAAAGGAATACCGCGCAGCTTGGCTCCGCAGCATTAGAGGGCTTGAGCTCTCCGACGCTGAAACAAGAGCCCTTACTACTGCTGCGGGCTCTGTAGGCTCTGCGGTGCCTACTATCACTCAAAACAAGATTATCGAGAAAGTTAAGCAGTATTGCCCGCTGCTCGATAAAATCGACTTGCTCCGCGTGCCTGGCGGCGTAAAGGTGCCTGCCGAGGGTACCACTACCGACGCAAAGACTCACGCGCAGGGCGCAACTATTACAGCCGACGCAGATACTCTCGTAGAGGTTACATTGGCAGGCTTTGAGGTTACAAAGCTCGTAACTATTTCAAAGTCCGTCGAGAAAATGTCTATTGACGCTTTCGAGAATTGGCTCGTAAATAAGATTGCCCGCAAGATTGCGGAGAAAATCAGCCAGCTTATCGTATACGGTAGCGGCAGCGGCGAGGCGCAGGGCTTTGACAAAATCACCTGGACGGCTGCTAACTCTGTTACTGTTGCAAAGGCTGCCTCTCTTACTGCCGCTGATGTTAAAACCCTCGTGGGCTTGCTCAACGGCGGCTATGATAACGGCGCAGAGTGGCTTATGAGTAAGACTACTTTCTTTGCCGACTATCACCCCCTTATGAACAACAGTAAGGACAATATCGTTACTTACGATAACGGCGTTTACCGTGTAATGGGTTATCCCGTCAGCTTTGACGACAGAATTACAGCACACGAGGGCTACCTCTGCAATATCTACCGTGGCTATATCGGTAATATGCCCGAGGATATTACTGTTACCTCGCAGTTTGTAACCCGCGAAAACGCCTACGACTTCCTGGGCTGCGCTATGTTCGACGGCAAGGTGCAGGCTACCGAGGCTTTCGTTAAGGTTATTAAGGCTACTGCCTAATCTCGGAGGGATGACCTATGGCGAATATCTCAAAGCAATTTGTTTATGATGTACGCCGATACCTACGCATAAGCCATACTCATTTTGACGCAGAAATTACCGACCTAATAGGAGCGGCGCAAGCCGACCTCATATTAGGCGGTATCAAAGCGGCAAAGGTTGAGGACGAGAGCGACGCTCTTATAAAGCGGGCTATTGTCTGTTATGTAAAAGCCGAGTTTGGATTCGATAACGCGGACGCTGAAAAGTACCGCAACAGCTACGAAATGCTCAAGCGGCATTTACAGCTATCAAGCGAATATATCGAGGAGGCGTAGCTATGTATTGGCGAGAAATCGGCTTTTTGTGCGTGGAAACAGAAAAGCTCGACAAGCTCCGCAAGCCGTATAAGGACTACGAGAAACGCGAGGTTTTTTGTAATTCTAAAGGCGTAAAGAGAAACGAGTTTTACCAGGCACAAGCCCAGGGCTACCGCCCCGAGCTTTGCGTAGAGATTAAAGAGCTCGACTATAACGGAGAGGGACACTTTGAGTATAACGGCAAGATGTACCGAGTTATCCGTACATATCCCGTTAAAAACGAGTGCCTCGAGCTGATATGTCAAGCTCTCGTAGTCGAAACCACTTAAAGCGAGAGGAGGTAACGCCCTTATGAAAGTAAATACCGAGGCATTTATAACAGCTCTTACGGAGCGGGTTAATACCATTTTGCCGACGACCTACGAGGAGGCACCTACAAAAAACGCGCCTCCGATTTTTGCAGTAGTCAGCGGCATTAACATTATTGACCTCGAGAGCGGCGACCTCGCCTCTTTCTATATTGATGTTTGGGCGGACGAAAAAGCCGCCGACGCAACAATAAAGCTCGAGAGGGCGTGCGACAGCCTCCGTAATGGGCTTTACAATGCCATTATAGCCGCGCCTGGCTTGTACGGGCATATCGGCTTTGACAACCAAAACACCGTAGCCGACAGCGAGTTTGATATAGCGCACCGTCGTTTATCTATGTCGGCAAGATTATTCTACTATTAGGAGGTAACGAAATGGTTACTAATCTTACCAAACAGCAAATCGAGAGTATCCAGATTGACGAGTCGGTTATTTTCCTCGACTATGGCGAAACTACCGAGCGTTTCCTGGCTCCTACTCGTGGCGGCGGCGAGTTTGCCGCTACTGTAACCGTCCGCGACATTGAATTTGACGGCAGACACGGCAAGACGGCGGGTACCCAGGTTATCGAGGAGCAGGGAGCCTCTATTAAGGTTACTACTCTTTGTATGAGCCAGGAAAACCTCGCGCTTGCTATTCCTGGCTGCGTCGTCCAGGACAAGGACGGTAACGCTATCAGCAACCCGAAAACGGGCATTATTCCCGATAGCGCATACCTCAAAAATATTACTATGTTTGCAAAGCTTATCAGCGGCAAATATAAGAAAATCATCATTTATAGCCCTATGCACGAGAGCGGCTTTACCGCAAAGGCGGTACAGAAAGCCGAGGGCGAGCTCGCTTTTGAGTTTTTAGCTCATTACGCGCATACCGACCTCGACGGCACCTTGTGGAAAGTGGAGGAAATCACCGAGGCACCCGCGCAGGCAGCGGCAGCAGCCGCAGCCGCAAGCAATGAGGGCGGACAGCCCGCAGCAAGCGGCGACAGCACCGAGGAATAATACCAGGATTTAAGGAGGAGCCAAATTATGCTTACTATTAAGACTATGCCTATGTTGCTTAAAATCGTAGGCAAGCTCGATATTAAGCCCGCTGTAGAAATGCTCAAAGGGCTTGACATTTTCGAGGACGCAAAGGACGCAAAGGACGCTATGAAACAGCTTTCCCGCGAAAAGGTAGGTATTTTAGCCTGCGAAATCTTATGCGAACTCACCCCGCAGCTCGGCAAGATTGCCGACGACCTCCCGCCCCTCGTGGCGGCTTACTACGATATTTCCCTCGAGGAGGCGTACAAGAAAGACGCAGCCGAGGTAATTAACGACCTTATCAACGACGAGGGTATCGTAAGTTTTTTCAAGCGTGCTCTACGAAAGAAAGTAGAGCAAGGAGCTTAACGCTACTGCATAAATACTACGATTGGCAGCTTATCGAGAGTCTACCTTTAACGGCTCTCGGTGAGCTGCTTTCTTTCGCCCGCAAAGAGGAGGAACACCTGCAAAAAGCGGAAATCGAAAAGCGGCTTTTCCCTTTGTGGCTCGTAAACTATGCAGCAGCAAAAATAAAACCAGGGCTCGAGGTTATGGACTACGACGAATTTGTAGCAAATGTGCTTTCGGACGAGCCCGCCACGCAGCCTAAAGCAGAAAAGAAAAGAACAGCCGAGGACATTATGGCGGATTTTGCGCCTATCGTGGCGGCTGATAAACGGAAAGGAGGCTAACCTATGGCTAATATTTTTACGCTTTTCGGCGAGGTGCTTATCGACAACCAAAAAGCTAATACGAGTATCGACACGACAACCGAAAAGGCGGAAAAGAGCGGCTCAAAGGTAGGCTCCGCTTTCGCTGCTATCTGCAAGGGTGCCGCCGCTATGGGAGCGGCGGTTATAACGGGAGCCGCGGCTGTCGGTACCGCCGCTTACGGTATGGCAATGAAAACAGCCGAGCAAGCCGATTATATCGACAAGCTCTCCGAGAGAACGGGAATAAACCGCGAGGAGCTGCAACGGTGGAAACACGCTGCCGACCAAAGCGGCGTTAGTGTTGACTCTTTCAAAAACGGTATTAAAAAAATGTCTGATGTTGTGGACGACGCAAACAACGGCTCCAAAACAGCAGCAACAGCTATAGAGCGTTTGGGGCTATCCCTGGACGACCTTAACGCTATGTCAACCGAGGAAAAGTTTAACACCATTACCGCAGCTCTTGCGGATATGGAGGACGGCGCAGAGCGTAACGCCCTGGGTAACGACCTCCTCGGAAAAAGCTATACCGAAATGCTACCGCTGCTTAACGCAGGCTCCGAGGGTATGGAGGCTCTAAAGAAAGAGGCGGACGACCTCGGTATAGTTATGTCGGAGGACACCGTAAAAGCGGGCGTAGTCCTCGGAGATACGATAGCAAACATTAAGGACGCTTTCGGCGGGCTTATGAACAGAATAGGCGCAGCGGCAATTCCGCTTATACAAAAAGTCGCCGATATGATAATAGCGGGACTCCCTAAAATTCAAGCCTTATTTGATAGGCTGATACCCGTTATTACAAGTATTTTCGAGCAGCTCTTACCGCCTTTGTTTACGCTGATTGAAACGCTATTTCCCGTCCTTATGGATTTAGTAACGGCTCTGCTGCCTCCTATTGAGTCGATTATTACGGCAATTCTGCCCGCTATAATCAGCCTATTTCAGCAGCTCCTACCGTTCCTTATCCAAATTATAGAGCAAGTGCTCCCTATTGTGGTTGACCTTATCAACGGGCTTATGCCGCTTGTTATGCAGATTATAAACACGGTACTACCTATCCTTATTCAGCTAATACAAGCCATTTTGCCGCCGATAATTCAAATTATCCAGGCTATACTCCCCGTGGTAATTCAGCTTTTGCAGATGTTGCTACCGCCTATCTTGCAAATAGTAAATACCATTTTGCCCGTGATTATAAACCTCATAAACTTAATAATGCCTCTCGTGGTACGCATTATCGAGGCTATTTTGCCCGTGATTATTCAGTTAATCGAAATGCTATTGCCTCCGATTTTGCAAATTATAGACCAGGTATTACCTATCCTCTTAAAGTTAATCGAAACTATCGTGCCTATCGCTATACAGATAATCGAGGCTATTTTGCCCGTGGTTATCTCGCTGCTTGACGCGCTCTTGCCCGTTATTCAGCCGATACTCGATATTTTAATGGTGCTGTTAGAGCCTCTCCTGGACTTGCTCAACCTCATTTTACCTCCGTTGTGCGACTTTATTAAAATGCTGTTTGACAAGCTCTTACCGCCCCTGCAAAAGGCTTTCTCGGGCGTAGCGGATATTGTCGGCGGCGTTTTCAAAAACGCCTTTGAGGGCATTAAAAAGGTTTTCGAGAATGTCAAGGGAATTTTTAACGGTATTATCGACTTTGTTAAAAATGTCTTTACGGGTAATTGGCGCGGAGCCTGGGACTCGGTTGTAAGCATTTTTAAGAATATTTTTGAGGGTATCAAAAACGCCTTTAAGGTGCCTATAAATTGGATAATTGACGGTATAAATGTTTTTATCCGAGGGCTTAACAAGCTAAAAATACCCGATTGGGTACCAGGCGTCGGCGGTTTAGGACTCAATATTAAGGAACTCTCCCGCCTCCGTATCGGTATGGAGTATGTACCTTATGACGAGTACCCCGCGTTGCTCCACAAGGGCGAGCGCGTATTGACCGCAGGCGAAAACAAGGAATACTCCGCCGCTATGTCTACGGCGGCAGCAGGCGACGACAAAGAGGGACGGCTCGTTATCAAAATCGAGCTCGGCGAAAAGGCTATTTACATTGAAAACCTCAAAGGCGACAGCGAGCAAGATGTAGAGAGCTTTGTTGACCTCTTGTTAGAGCTTATAGCCGAGAAAATCCAAAGAAAGGGAGTTGTATTTGCATAATGGAAAAATTACCGTTTTTTATGTTCAAAGACCATAGCTCCCTCGAGTTTGGGCTGCTTATTTCCGAGAAAGGCTCCTACAAGGGAGCCTCTCGGGATATTAGCTATACAAGCGTCCCAGGGCGCAGCGGCGACCTTATCACAGACAACGGACGCTATAAAAATATCAAAATCCCGTATAACTGCGTATTGCTCAACAATACCGAGCGGGAATTTGTCGAGCTTACACACCAAATTAAAGGTTGGCTCCTGGCGGAGCAGGGCTATTTCCGTTTGTGGGATAGCTACGATAAAAAGTATTTTCGCCTGGGCTCCTACTCCGACGAGGTAGACATAGAGCAAGAGCTCCGCGACCTCGGCGAGGTAAAGCTCTCTTTTAACTGTAAGCCGTTTAAGTATTCTTTCGAGGGACAGCAGCCCGTCGTATTCACGGCAGCAGGCACCCTCTACAATGCAGAGTTTTACCCGTCCGCGCCGTATATCAAAATCACGGGCAGCGGGACGGTTACTTTAACCGTAAACAATGACTCGTTTACCTTTACGGATATTGACGAGTATATCGAGGTGGACTCCGACATTATGAACGCTTATAAGGGCATACAGCCCCAAAATAAAAAAATGTCGGGAGCGGCTTTCCCTACGCTGCTACCTGGCAGCAATGCTATTTCCTGGGTTGGTGATGTTACGCAGCTCGAAATCGTCCCGAGGTGGTGCTGCTTATGATACCAATTTTATACGCAAAGAACGAGAGCACCTTTACACATAACGGTATCGGCTTTTTAAAAGACGCTACAAAGTGTACCGTAACCGAGGAGCGTAACGGCTCCTATGAGTGCTCTTTACAGTACCCTATTACGGGACAATGGTACGACCAAATTACGGAGGGCTGCATTATCAAGGCGAAAGCCAACGACACGAGCGAGCCGCAGCTATTCCGTATTTACAAATCGAGCAAGCCTCTTAAAGGTATTGTTACATATTCAGCGGAGCATATCAGCTACGACCTTAACGGCATACCGACTCTCGGTTTTTCTGTTAAAAATGTAACGCCGCAAGCGGCTATTACTCGAGCTATCCAGGACGCGGGCTTACCGTCCGCGTTTACTGCTATAAGCGATATTTCTACCCTCAACAGCTCGACCATTTTAACGCCTTGCTCCGTCCGCGCTGTCCTGGGCGGGCAGGCGGGCTCGGTGCTTGATGTGTGGGGCGGCGAGTTTGAGTTTGATAATTTCGTAGTCAAGCTCCATAAGCACCGCGGCTCCGATAGAGGCGTAAGTATCGAGTACGGTAAAAACTTAAAAGACCTCAAGCAAGAGGCAAATATAGCCGATTGCTATACGCACCTTATGCCGTATGCTCGCTACTCCCAGGACGGAGAGGGCGACGAGAAAATAGAGGTATATGTTTACCTCTCGGAAAAGGTGCTGCCCCTTAACAACGCCGAAAATATCGGACACAGTAAAGCCTATATTATGGATTTTACAGACCGTTTCGGAGAGGGAGAGGCAGTTACCGAGGAGGCTTTACGAGCCAAAGCTACCGTATACGCTGCGGCAGCGGAGCTCGGCGTGCCAAATGTTAATATTACCGTTTCTTTTATTCAGCTATGGCAGACCGAGGAATATAAAAACATAGCACCTCTTGAGCGGGTTATGATGTGCGATACCGTAGCCGTCCGATTTTCAAAGCTCGGCGTAACGGCTCGCGCAAAGGTTATAAAGACAACCTATAACACCCTCGAGGAGAAATACGATAGCGTCGAACTCGGCGACGCTAAAAGCTCGTTTGCGGACACCGTAAACAAGCAGCAGGCAGCTATAGAGGAAATTAAGACCTCTGTACAAAAAGGGCAGGCAGCAGCTACAGAGCAGCTCAAAAAGGCTATAGCAAACGCTACGAGCCTTATTACGGGGCACTCGGGCGGCTATGTCGTCCTCAACCCTGCGGAAAAGCCGCAAGAAATCCTCATACTTGACGCGCCTACCCTCGAGGAGGCTGTTAATGTGTGGCGGTGGAATAGCGGCGGCTTGGGTTACTCCTCTACGGGCTACAATGGCGAGTACGCGCTCGCTATGACAATGGACGGCGCAATAGTCGCCGACTTTATTAACGCGGGTATTCTTAACGGTGCCCTCTTGCAGGCGGACTCGGTGCAAGCCTCCTCTATCTCTCAAGAGTACAAAACGGCGGTTACAAACGAAATCGGCGTAGCTACCTCGAGCGTCGAGCAGGCGTTTATCGCAGCCGACGAGCACCTATTGAGCGTTATTAAAGGCATTGAAACCGTTTTTTACGGTGATATAGAAACCCTCGAAACGACCATATCAAGCCTCGAGCAGAAAATAGACAGCTTGACGCTCTCTTATACCACCAAAACAACGGGCGGTATAAACAATATTAGAAACTCGAGCGGCTTAAATGGCGTTTCGGACGATTGGAGCTATACGGGCTCGGTTGTAGCGCAACAGACGGCAGACGCGGTAAACAATACCGCCTCGGGCTCTATGTTTCGCTTGCGCGTCGGTACCCTATCGCAAGAAATAACCGTTTTGCAGGGTAAAGAGTATACGCTGACCTTTAAGGCAAAAAGAGGCACCGCTAACCGTTGCTATGTGCTTATCAATAACGGCGGTAACGATACCTTTATTTTTGACGAGCAGGCAATAAATAACACCTGGGAGGAGTATTCTTTAACCTTTACGGCAGCGGGTAACACCGTAACACTTACAGCGGGTACTACGGGCTATTATTTGTATGTGGCGGACTTTATGTTAGCGGAGGGCAGCCAAAAGCAAAATTGGACTCCCGCGCCTAACGAAATCTATACCGAAAATGTAAAGATAGACCGCCGAGGCATTAACATTACGAACTCCGAGAGCTCCACAGAAACCATTATAGACCATACGCAATTTGCAGTTAAGCACGCGGGAGCGGTAGTCCTTACCGTAAACAAAGACCTTACTACTTTACGCAAAACCGAGGTAACGGACGAGCTGACAGTAGGCAAAGGCAAGTTTGTACCGCAGAGCGCGGGGCTTGATATTGTACTGCTCGATTAAGGAGGCGACACTATGGCAACATTTAAGAGTAATTCTTATGAGGGCAGATACTTACAGCTCACTATTACCGAGTCTGTAAATGTAAAGGCTAACACCTCTACGCTTACCTGGACGCTGCAATGCTTGGGCGGCTCGGTAAACTACTACTCCACCGCCCCGACTACCGTAACAATTAACGGTACCGTCGTTTATAGCAAAGGCGCGACCTCTTGGGGCTCAAAAGCATTTCCCGCAGCTAAAGGCTCAACGAGCGGCACTATTACCGTTGCTCACGGCTCGGACGGCAAAAAGAGTATTACGGTAGGATTTTCGACGAGAGTATACTACTCCACCGCGCAAGAGTACGGCGGCAGTATGACTCTTACAAATATTGACCGCACAGCTCCTACGGTTACTCTTGCAACCTCTAATATAACAGCCTCAAGCGTAAAAATTACGGTTACAGCCTCGACTACCGCTAATCGTTGGTGGTATTCAACAAACGGCGGCTCCTCTTGGGTGGAGTTTAACTCTACGGACGGCACCTCTAAAGAATACACAATAACGGGGCTTACGCCTAACACCTCGTACAGCATACAAGTATGCGCGAGAAAAAAGACAAATGATGTAGACGGCTACTCGAGTAAAACCTCCGTAAAAACGCTTGGCGGCTCGGTTATATCCTCTGTGAGCACCTTTACCGCCGACGCAGCTACGGCAAAAATAACAATGTCGGTAACGGTATACAACACGAGCTACACGCACACGCTCGTTATTAAAAACGGCTCTACAACCGTTTTAACTATAACGGGCTTGAGCTTATCCAACGGCTCGAACACTATAACGCTTACCGCAGCGCAACGCTCTACGGTGCTTGCGGCTATGTCGGCTCTAAAGAGTTTTACGGGCACCTTTGCGCTGACAACCTATAGCTGCACAACGCAAATAGGTACCGCCTCGTCGAAAACGGCGACGGTGCAGACGACCTCCGCGAACTCTGCGCCGACCTTTACGGCGTTTACCTTTGAGGACTCCAACGCAACAGCCGTAGGCGTTACGGGTAACAATCAAATTTTAATACAGAATATCTCAACGCTAAAGCTGACTTTGACGGCAGCTACAGCAAAGAACGGCGCGACAATTTCGAGCTATTCTGTTGTGGCGGGCTCCAAAACCGCCTCGGGTACCACTACCACAATAACGGTAGGCACCTTACCCGATAAAGGCACCGTTCCCGTTATCGTTACGGCTATCGACTCTCGAGGCTACACGACAGCGGTAACGGTTAATATTACCGTCCTCGAGTATGAGGGTATCAATATTACCGAGTACACTATGCGCCGCGTAAACGAGGCTGAGGACACAACCCAGGTAATAATCGGCGGCGACATTACGCCCGTAACCATTGGCGGCGTAAACAAAAACAGCTTGCGCTATCTGTATTACCGCTACCGCAAGACGAGCGACAGCGCGTATAACAGCTACAAGGATATTACAAGCTCCACAGAATACGACGACAGCGGCTTTAATTTTGAGTCCGACGAGTGGTTAAGCCTGGACGCTGACTACTCCTATTATGTGCAATTCCTCGTTGCCGACAAGCTGACCTCGGACACCGTTACAATAACGGTACCGCAGGGCACGCCGTTACTTGCGCTCCGCCGTAAAAAGGTAGGTATAAACAAGCGCGAGCCTGCGGCGGCTTTAGATGTTGACGGCTCGGTTATGATGAACGGTTTTAATGTGCTCGGACTTGTGGCGGCTCTCGACGGTACAGAGGACTTAAACAACCTCGCAGCGGGCGGCATATACACCCAGGCGTTAAACGCTAACGCGACTACGGAAAAGCACTACCCGAAAGCTATTGCGGGCTTTTTGGAGGTTATAGCTAACCCGAGCGGGTATATTATGCAGCGGTACACCGCATACGATAATTCCGCCGTGTATGTTCGCACCCGATACGATAATAAATGGTACGCTTGGAAAAGCGTTACATTAACCACAGTATAAGGAGGCTTACCTATGGAAATTAGGCAAAAACTTTCTCTCGATTTTGGCAGAGATACGCACCCTATTACGGTATTTGCAAAGCAGAACGACACAAAAACCCGTTTTCTTGAAATTACCCCGCTTAATTGCGGGCAGGCTTACGCTATCGACGGCGGCGTAACGCCCCGCTTGCAGCTTACCAAAGCCGACGGGCATACCGTACTCAACGACGCAACCGTAGAAAACGGCGTTATCGTTGTCGAACTGACACCGCAGGCACTCGCAGCCGCAGGCGTGGCGGTTGCCGAAATCGGACTTTATAAGGGCGAGGCTCTCTTGAGCTCGCAAATTTTCTATATTGATGTGGAGCGGGCGGCTTTTGATAAAGACGCACCCGCAAGCTCCGACGAGTTTAACGCTCTTGTGGACGCTCTCGGTAAGGTTGACGGCTCCGTAGCTGCCGCAGGCAATGCAGCAGCCGCAGCCAATACCGCCGCAGGCAATGCGGACAAGGCTACCACGACAGCGGGTACCGCGACCAAAGCGGCAAACGACGCAGCTACAGCGGCAAACGCTGCCGCACAAAAGGCGGGCAATGTCAATATTAAGGCGGTACAGACGGCGACGGGAGCAACTGTTACCGTAACCGATAAAGAGGGCGTAGAAACCTCCGTACATATTGACACGCTTACAGCGGTTAATACCTGGGAGGATATTAAAAACGCCGTCCGCCTCGGACTCGGAGAAAAGCTCTTTCCCGTTGGTTATGAGTTTACTACAGAGGACTCCGTTACGGGAGCGGTTATTACCTGGGTTGTGAGAGGGCATAACCACCACGCAGCGGCAAACGACAAGCTCGAGTACACAATGACTCTCGAGGCTAAATATGTTTACGGCTCCGCGAGCGGTACCTATAAAACCCTCGTTTTTGACGCTCCCGAGGCTCTTTATTACGCAGCGGAGGAATTACCCGCAGGCACCTATAATTTTACCTTGCTTGCAGGCTACGACACTACATACGGCGGCGGCAAAACGCTTTCGTTTACTCTCACAAAGCCCGTACCCGCAGGCGGCGTAATTATGTTCCCCTGGGCTTATAACACACAGAGCACAGTAACCAAAATCAGCACATACGCAAACAATGCAGCTACGGCAGCTATTGAGAGCGTAGCCGTTACAGAGGCGGCAGACGGTACAAGCCTCGGCACCGCTGACGGCAAGACCGAAAATGTAAACCACACGCACCGTATACGCTACGGCTCCAATAACTACGCACAGAGCGCGGCTCGTCAATGGCTCAACAGCGACGCAGCAGCGGGCGCGGTTTGGGCTCCGTCAAATATCTTTGACCGCCCGCCCTCTTGGAATACGAGCTACAGCGGATTTATGCGCGGCTTGCCTCCGGACTTTTTGGCAGCGGTACAGCCTGCAATCGTGCCTTGCCGCACGAACTCTATTGCCGAGGTAAACAGCCTCGACGGTACCGAGTTTGTTATTAACCAGGTTTACGAGCTGCAAGATAAATTTTTCTTGCTATCTCGCCCCGAAATTTACGGCACCTGGGACAGCTCGACCTACAAAGACGGCGAGCTGTTGGAGTTTTACGAGGGCTTTACCGATACCGAGCGCATCAAATACGACGCGGCGGGCTCGGCGCGTTACTGTTGGCTCCGTTCCCCTAACCCTGGGGACGCGAGCTACGAGCGCATTGTGCAGACCTCGGGAGCGTTGCACAACAGCAACGCGAACAACGGTAACGGAGTCGCCCCCGCTTGTATAATCGCATAATCTAAAATCCGCCTCGGTAGAGGCGGTAAAAAGGAGGTTTTAATATGAGCGTTAGAAAAGGCTACAGAGGCGAGGGCAAGCTGCAAGTGCTTAACAAAGCTCGAGAGCTTAAAAAGTATTCATTAGCAGCCCTCAAAAACGAGAAACACTTTCCCAAAAGTACCCGTTGGCTTTATGCCTCGCCGATTGCTACAGAGGTACGCGAGGCTTGTATTTGCATACGGCACGCTAACTCGGTATATGTAACCAACGCCGAGGAGTACAGCTACCGCCGTATGGAGCAAGTAAAGGCGCACGCTCACCTCGACGCTCTATTAGACCTTATCGACGACGCATACGACGCGGGCTATATTTCGGGTGATAAAGTGGAGTTTTGGACGGGGTTAATACTCAAGACAGACGACCTATTAAAAGCCTGGATAAAGTCCGACAAAGACAAATACAAAGATATGTAGGGCGGTTGCTATTTTTTCGGCTCGGCGCGTAACTGTTGGCTCCGTTCCCCTAACCCTGGGAACGCGAACAACGAGCGCAATGTGAATACCTCGGGAGCGTTGAACAACAACAACGCGAACAACGGTAACGGAGTCGCCCCCGATTGTGAGAATAGCCCGTATCAAGTAGTCAATAGACCAAAGCAGCGCAGCTCACACAAGGAGCGACCGTCCTACCTCCGAAAGGAGGGAATATTGCGGGCGACAAAGGTACCTCGCGGGGTAGTCCTTTTATATGCGTCCGCCTACTTTATTATGTCATACGAACAAGTAATATCTTTTGACAACCTCTACAAGGGGTTAAAACAAAGCTGCCGTAATATCCGTTGGAAAGATAGTACCGTAGGTTATGAGGGCAACGCGCTAAAGAATACTTACCGCTTACGAGAAAGCCTCTTGAGCGGCAAATACAAAATAGATAGGTACCAACACTTTACCATATACGAGCCGAAACGCCGCGACATTGTGGCGACCAGGTTAAAAGACCGACAATTTCAACGCTCGCTATGTGATAACGGACTATACGAGCAAATAACAAAATCGTTTATAACCGATAATTGCGCCTGCCTGCGCGGGCGTGGAGTCGATTATACCCTTAACCGCATAACGGCGCATTTACGCCGTTATTATAAAGCTCACGGCTGCGACGGGTGGGTGCTCAAGTGTGATATACACCACTATTTCCCGAGCATACGCCACGACATAGCAAAGGCTGCAATATGTAAGCGGGTTAAAGACGCTCAAATAGCGGCGCACGCCTGCGACATTGTAGACTCTTTCGGCGGTGATGTTGGTATAGGGCTCGGCTCCCAGGTATCGCAGCTTGTAGCTCTTGCCGTCCTGGACGACCTCGACCACTTTATAAAAGAGCGGCTCCGAGTCAAGCACTATATACGATATATGGACGATTTTATACTAATCCACGAGGACAAGGAATTTTTGCAGCATTGCCGCGCGGAGATAGAAAAGCAAGTAAACGCTATCGGGCTTGAGCTCAACGGCAAAACTACTCTCTATCCTCTCCGCCAGGGCGTAAAAATGTTGCAATGGCGTTTTATCGTTACAGACTCGGGAGCGATTATACGCAAAATGGGTAAAAAGAAACAAGGCAAGCAACGCCGCAAGCTCAAAAAGCTATATGCTAAAGAACAGAGCGGCGACTATGCGCCAGGGACGGCTCACGAGTCCCTCGTTTCTTGGCTCGCAAACGCTGCCCGAGGAGATACCTACCACGAGCGGCGGAAAATGATAAATTTCTATAAAGAATTGGAGGGCTCTTACCGTGAAAAACAATTACCACAAACGCCTCGCCCAGGTTGAGGCAATGGCAGCAGCCACAAAAGCAGAACTCGAGGAAACCTTAAAGGCGGCATACGCTACCGCTTGCGAGGAGCAGAACGAGGAGGAGGCAGCGGCACTCGTCCGCAAAATCCGTAACAAGCTGCTTGATAACAGCGACGCGCAAATGTCGCTTGACCGCCTGGGGCTTGACACCTCAACGGCTACGAAATTTATTGCCTCGCTCTCGAAAATCTTTACGGGAGCCTGGGCTGTATACCGCCAGGCATTGAGGGACTTACCTACACAAGCGGGCTTTCCGTTTGATGTAACTTTCCCGACACCTCCCGACAGCGAGGAGGGCTCCGACAATGAGCCTATTTGAGCTTGTAGAGAGGCTCTGCGCTATTGCTCACTTGCAGGCGGATATTATCAAGGAGCAGGCGGCAGCTCTTGAGCAGGCTAATATCGTTTTAAGCACCGACGAGGAGCTACAGAAAAAGCGGGACACCGCCGCAGCGGAGCTCGAGCTAATCGACAGAGAATGTAATTAAGGAGAAAAAGCTATGTATTTTGAAACCTTTATTAAATGGCTCATACCGTTTTTGTGTGGCGGGGCTGTTTCAGCTTTAGGAGTCATTATCGGGCGTATTAAGCTCGGTAAAAAGAAACAAGACGTACTCGGAGAGGGCTTGCAATGCCTACTCCGAGCCGAGATTATCGGACAATATGAGAAATGGGACGAGCGGGGCTATTGCCCTATTTACGCTAAAGAGGCGTTAAAGCGGGCTTATCATAGTTACCACACGCTCGGCGGAAATGATGTTGCTACGGGACTATACGAGCAAACAATGGAGCTCCCCGAGCACCCGCCGAGAGAAAAAGCAAAGAAAGGAGGCGCGAGCAATGAGTAAGAAAATCCCTACAGAAACCATTATTAGAGCTATTGTGCTTTTTGTTACTTTGGTAAATACCATTTTGACAATGAGCGGCAAAAACCCTTTGCCCTTTGCAGAGGACGAGCTCTACGCCTGGCTCTCTGCGGCTGCTACCGTGGCGGCTACTTTGTGGGCTTGGTGGAAAAACAACAGCTTTACTCCCGAGGCTATCCAGGCGGACAAGTATTTAGCGGAGCTGAAAGCAAACGACATTGAGTATACGGAGGAATAAGTATGCAGATTAAAGAAACCATTTTAACGAAAAATCCTTGCTATACTGCGGGTAGAAAAATTACGGTAAAAGGGCTTATGCTCCATAGCGTAGGCTGCCCGCAGCCGTCCGCGCTCGTTTTCGTCAATAATTGGAATAAGAGTACATACGACAGAGCGTGCATACACGCCTTTATCGACGGAAATACGGGCGTTATTTATCAATGCTTACCGTGGAGCCATAGAGGGTGGCACGGTGGCGGAGCCTCTAATAATACGCATATCGGCGTTGAGATGTGCGAGCCTGCGTGTATCAAGTATACGAGCGGCTCAAATTTCACTTGCTCCGATACTGCTACCGCAAAGGCTGTAGTAAAGCGTACTTACGAGGCAGCCGTAGAGCTTTTCGCTTTCCTTTGCAAAGAGTACGGCTTAAATCCCCTCGAGGACGGCGTAATTATCAGCCACAGAGAGGGACACGCTCGCGGTATTGCCTCCAATCACGGCGACCCAGAGCACTTGTGGAACGGCTTAAAAATGGGCTACACTATGGACGGCTTTAGAAAGGCTGTTGCGGCGGCTATGAAACCCGCCGAGGAAAAGCCCGCCGAGCCTGCAAAGACTCTTTACAGAGTGCAGACGGGAGCTTTCACAAAGAAAGCTAACGCTACCGCCCTTGCAGAAAAGCTCAAGAAAGCGGGCTTTGATACCTATATCGTGCAGAGCGGCAAGTATTACAAGGTGCAAATAGGAGCCTACAGCGTAAAGGATAACGCCTCCGCTATGGCTGACAAGCTCAAGAAAGCGGGCTTTGATACCTACATTACAACGAAAGGCGGTACCGCCGTCGCTGCGGAGGCACCCGCTAAAAAGTCCGTTGACGAAATCGCGCGCGAGGTTATCGCGGGCAAATGGGGCAACGGCGCAACTCGTAAACAAAAGCTCACGGCAGCGGGGTACGACTACTCCGCCGTACAAAAGCGCGTAAACGAGCTGCTTAAATAGTCCTCCTTAAATCCATATAAAGAAAGGGCGGCGGGTTAGCGGGAAACTGCGCCCGCCGTCTTTTCGCATTTAGAGAGGAGTTTATGCTATGGCAGGAAACAAAAGTACAGTAACCTTTATAAACACGAGTCCCGAGGTAAAAAAGACGCTTGTAAACCTATCAAAAACAGCTCTCCGAGCCTCGGCAAAAGTAATACGAAAAAAATTACGAGCTGACCTACCCACTCGCTCAAATAGACTAAAAAATCATATAGGCTCCTGGGCTATGATAAACTATCAAACGGGACAGCCGACATTACAAATAGGTTTTTATGGTTGGCAGCGGGTAAAGAAAAAAGGAAAGCTCCCCTCACACGCTAACCCGCATTGGGTTGAACTCGGTACAAGCCCTATCGGAGGAAAAAGAAAAGCAAGAAAACCGATACAACCCAAAAATGCAAAAGTGCTCGCGTATAATGATGTTATTTACGGGCGTAGCGTCCAACACCCAGGCACAGCGGGCACACATATATTAAGAAATACGGTGCAAAACAATATTGCAGAAATCCGAGCAGCGCAAGCAGAATACCTCGCCGAGCTATCAAAAAAGATAGAGGAGGCAAAAGGGAAATGCTACACGGGCGAGGACACCGACGAGGACGACTAAAAAACAAAGGCAGGGGCTTTAATTAGCCTCTGCCTTTTTGTCGTTTATACTGCGTATATGATAATATGTAAATTGCAGCCGTAGCTCTTGTCGCCGCCGCCCGTGATGTTATTTATAGTAACGCTCATAGGGTTGTTAGGGTATTTGTTTTTCATTTCAGCGGCAAGCTCTGCGTTAAGGTGCCCGAGCTGCTGACCGCGTTTATTAAATACGCCGATAGCGTCGGGGTATTCCGTCGTAGGTACGGGCTTAAAAATAATATCCTCTCCCGCTTTGCAATTTTTTATAATTGCTTGACGGCTTGAGCCGTCGTCGTTTCCAAAGGTAACGCCTACGACCTTTGTATTAAAATCTCTAATAACGGTTAGCTTGGAGGGATTGACCGTAGCGGCTCCGCCTTTGTTGCGGTTGCAAAGCCAAATAATAAAATAGACAATGCCTACGGGGTAACATATAATGAGTAATACTTTTTGCCAGGTTTTTAATTTTTTCATAGCGACAACTCCCATAATAAAAAAGTGCGTGCAACTCGCCGCTGCACGCACTAAAAACGCAAGCTCCGAATTGCTACCACACTAATTCTATGTTTTACGCTATAAGACGCAAAAACGAGCCCGCATTTTTACCGAGGTAAAAATAGCGCACTTATAGCATAAAACAACCTATTAAATTAGTGTGGTGCCTATATTATAACATACTCGCGGCGAAAAAGAAATATTTTCCGCGAAAAAGTGCAAAAATTTTATAAAAAAGTATCGACATACTGCAAGCAGTATGATATAATATATTACAGAAAGGAGGTAAAAAGCCTATGGAAAATCAAGGCATAGAAAAAGCCTTGCAAGACCTGGCAAAAGCGTTAAGCGATAACGACACGGTGCAACGAGTCAAAGTTACGATAACACTTGTAAAGCCAAAGCCGAGCAAGGCAAAACCCGAAAGCAAGTAGCTTTCAAGGCAGAGGGCGGGCGGGCTACCGCCCCTCTCGTAAGACCTATTATAGCATAGATATAACAATTTTGCAATAGGAGGAGTTTTATGTATATCACAAAAAACGGGATAACAGATAAATTGACGCAGTACGAGTGTAAAAATATCCCTCAAGTAAAAAGCATTATAAACGAACTCACAAAAACAACCTCTCAAAATAACGATTGGAAAGACATTTGCTCTCTCGTCAAAACAAGCACAGCCGACAGCGTAGACTATATTTGCTTTATTGACAACACAGAGCGGGAGTGTTCTGTTAATATCGGCTACGATATTTCTTGTAAATCTTATTTTGTGTGGATTGAAATTTAGGAGGTATTTATGGTTATAGAAAAAAACGGCAAGGCGTACACCGTAACCGAGTGCCGCGACAAATGGACGGTATCGGCGGAAAGCGGTAAACTCTCGGTTGCTTTTGATGTTTCAAAAGAGCTATGCCCCACAGCCGACGCGCTGCGAGTGTATGTAAACAATAATAGTATTTTTTGAGGAGGGCTAACCTATGGCGGAAAAACGCAAAACGAAAACCTCTACCGAGGTAAAAACAAGATACAATCAAAAGACTTATGATGTAATAGCGGTTAGAGTCCCTAAAGAAATGGCAGAGGCTTTCAAGGCGAAATGTACCGCCGAGGATATACCGCAAGCCCAAATTATAAAGCGGGCTATTGAGGAATTTTTGCAGCAATAACCGAGAGGGAGCGTAACGGCTCCCTCTCTTTGTCTTTTTATATGATAAAACGGAGTGATTTTATTATGGCATACAAACATTTAACTTTTAACGACAGATTAAAAATTGAGGCTTGGCAAAAGGTAGGCACCTCCCCTCGAGTAATGGCTGAAAAGCTCGGCGTACATATCAGCACTATTTATAGAGAGCTCAAGCGCGGACAGTATGAGCACCTTAATTCCGATTATACCACCGAGCAGAGATACAGCCCCGATATTGCCGAGGAGAAAAACCAGGCTAACCTCCGCGCTAAAGGTGCGCCGCTTAAAATCGGCTCCGACCACGAGTACGCGCAATATATCGAGTATAAAATAAGAGTGGAGAAATACTCTCCTCGCGCCGTCCTGGGAGAAATCAAACGCCAGGGCGTAGAGTTTAGTACGAGCATATCGGCTCCGACTCTGTACCGCTATATCGAGCAGGGCGTTTTCCTCACTATCACAAACGATAATTTACCCGTTAAGAGAAATAAGAGCACCCGCAAATATAAGAAAGTGAGAGCGGCTCGTGCCTCTAAAGGTGAGAGCATAGAGAAACGCCCCGCAGAGATTGCGGAGCGTACCACTTTCGGACATTGGGAAATGGATTGCGTAGAGGGCAAGAAAGGCACGAAAAAAACTATGCTCGTATTGACCGAGCGTTACACCCGCTACGAGATTATCCGTATTATGAAAGACCACACCGCCGCGAGCGTTGTAAAAGCCCTTAACGGTATCGAGCGGGCATACGGCGCAGACTTTTATAAAATATTCCAAAGTATAACCATAGACAACGGCTCCGAGTTTTCCGATTATGAGGGACTCGAGCAGAGCTGCCGCCGCAGCGGTACCCGTACAAAGGTTTACTATTGCCACCCGTACAGCTCCTACGAGCGCGGCTCAAATGAAAATCAAAATAAAATGATACGCCGCCACTACCCGAAAGGCGTTAGCTTTGAGCGGGTAACGCCTGCCGACACCCGCAGGCTTGAAAAATGGATTAACAATTATCCGAGAGGGATTTTTGATTATTTTACCTCCGCAGACCTCTACGAGGCGTGCGTAAATAGCCTTTTATCTGCCTAAATTAAAATTTTTTGCACTTTTTCGCATTTACCTCTTGACTTTTCAGCTTTTCTCGAAGTTTTTCGCTCGCTTTCACAAGCTTTTCCAAAGTTCGCCGCCG